GTCCAAGCTAACTCAGAGTCATTTATGGTTTGGCGCTCTCGTCTTCTGAACAATCCTTTTCGGGGAGCGATCTTACTTAATGTTTCTTTTATCTTTGACTTGTTATCATCGTTAATTTTATCAATCAGACTTTCAATTAAAGGAACGCAATCACTGAACTCTTTTGATATTTGATCTTTTACTTCGCTCCAGTTATTAATTCGTCTCAGTAATGAAGAAATTGTTGAGGCTTTATTTTCGAGCTCCTTATGTATCTCAGGTATTCTGGCTTTATTTTTAAATTTATCCTTTAATAAATTGGTTGTTCTGACAACCCAAACGGTCATAAAGAAACTGACAATTCCTAAAAGAGTCCCTAAATCAGTTATATATTGCGGAAGGGTTAAATGCATGTCACTGCTCCGTATGCCAGTTACTCGCATATTATCGGTATAGCTACATTAAACGCAATACCTAAGATACCTTGATTTCACCATGTGGGACATAAACCCATTCGATATGATTCTCTGTATATATTTTCGTGGATTTCGCATCGCTGTGAGCCATGCGGCCTTGTGGGTCAATTCCCTGCTTATTAAAGAGGAAAGCAGAGAGCGCCCTGATCTCGTGAAAGGTGGGCCGCTGATCTTCTGGCAGGTTCGAACCGACGCCAACTTCATCGCGCATTGCCGAAAACGAACGGCTGAGATAGTCGGGCGCAACTTGTGTTGGATGCCGCACCTCTTTGCTGGTGGGGTTGCTTCGCTTCAGAGGAAGGCGATGAACAACATAAGGGCTGGCTACGTTATCCCTGCTGCGCTCAATGATGTCTCTGAGAACTACACCGATCGGTATAGCCACATGAGAAGCTTCTTTATGCTGCACCTTCTGGCGGTGAATGTACAGGGTGCCGAAAATCTCCCCTTGTGGCTCTGGAAACCATACGCATCCACACACACCTTCGCTTGGCTGTTTGATGGAATAACGAATGCGTGATACTTCAAGCCTTGCATGCGTTGTTTGCATTGCCAGATCCATGGCCGTTTGCAGCCATAACGGCGCGGCGCGATGTATCTTGTTAAAGTCGTCTAGGGTGAGGCGGCGGCGAGTTTTCGAATCGACCCGACGCATTTTTTTACGTTCGGCAGGGTTATCCATCATAAGAGACTCATCGACCGCATAGCTGAAGAGCTTTTTTAGAAAGCTTACTTTCCTGTTCTGCACATTCGCTGATGCTTCGCTGTGGTATTTTTTTATATAGCCGTTAACGTGCTCCAGATCGATATCGCAGGCGTAAATATCGGCGAAAAATTCTTTCACTCGCTCAATATCATTCAGCCAGACAGCCTTCGCATCTGTGCCTGGATTCTCATCGCGAATGGCTCTATCAAGTAGCGCCTGGGCGTGTTCCGCAAACGGTCTTGCTTCGCCATTAATGCCTCCAGACTCTCGAACCAGGCTTTCAATAGATGGCATCGATTCGGGCCGCATGCGGAGGTTATATTCGCGTGCAATAGCAATCGCGACAGCCCGATCGGTACCAATATTTTTTCTCTTTCCGGTAATGAGTTGAAACCGGTATTGCCCGGTTTCTTTGTCGAAATAGAGGTAGTCGGGAAAATGTCTGTTTTCTCTTTTTCGTGGTCTGCCGGCCATCTTAATCCTCTTGAATTAGCCTGCGAACGCTTTCGCTGATCATCGATTCAACGCCCCATTGCTCGCCAGCGCATACCCAAACCATACCGTCTACGATGCGCCCGCGTAGCAGGCCGTTTTCAACCCAGCGTTTAATCGTTCTGTTATCTGGAACCGAGCCCGGAACAAACTCACGCTTCCCCCAGGCGCTCGCTTTCATTAACTTGGCCATACGAACTCTCCACATTTATTCCGGCTGCACCCGGTTTACTGCTGATTGTAAGCGCAGGTAAAGCACCCTCCGCGGGCACCTTCCACACACACCTCACATTTCGCTGCTGGCGTCCATACGCTGGTTTCCAGACTCACCACCGCGCTGTTGCTTTCAACAGCCAATCGACGTTCTCGTTCAAGCTTCGTGTTCCTTTCTTTCATCGCCTGCACCGTAACGGTCAGCAGATCAACATCAGTGACGCTGCCATGCAGAATCTCTGCGATGCGCTCGACGATTGCGCGGTAATCTGTTTTTTCACTCACGCTGTGCCCCTCTTTAAGAAAATAATCCAGTGAGTCTTATCCGCCTTGCCTGTTCGTTGCCAGATGGTCGGCTTCTCGTCAGTTAGTGCGATTACCTGACTTACCGGAATCTGCGTCTCGTTCCATTTGAATATCAAAGTGCCGTGCGGGCGCAGCACTCGAAATGCCTCAGAAAATCCTGCACGAATATCTTGTGGCCACGTTAATTTATTCAGTGCACCATACTTCTTACGCATCCAGCTATTTTCGCCAGCGCGCTCAAGGTGAGGCGGATCGAACACGACCTGTGCAAATGTGTTGTCAGCAAATGGTAAAGCACGAAAGTCGGCGATAATGTCTGGGCTGATTTGCAGCGTACGCGCATCGCAAAGCACATGCTGTTCTGCCCGAATATCGGTGAACACAGCGCGGGTATCCTGCTTATCCATCCAGAACATCCGGCTTCCGCAGCACATATCGAGAACGGCTATTTCAGTCATTCCATGCCTCCAGCTCGTTGAGAATCTCCTCGTCTATCTCATCGTTGGTTGCTTCTTCGTTGAGATAATCCTTCGCCTCTTTGCGGTACTGCTCGCGGCGTCGTTCGTTGTACCAGGCGGAAAACTCTGGGGACCAACCATGCTGGTCTCCAACTTCAGAAAAGAAATCATGCATCGCATTGTTGTAAGCCAGGCTTTCCACCATGCAGTCAGCGGTGGTTAGCGCAACGCTACGAAAAAGGCTGCGAAGATGATGGCGCCGCCAGTAGGGCGAGACTTTAGAATCGCACCAGCCACGCACCTGCACTTTCCAGCGGCGTATGCAACGTGCTTTGAGTGATTTGCTCATGCGACACCGCCTTTGGCGCGTGTAATGGCGTCGTCAGCCTTCTGAACCTCCGGGTGCTCGTCATAATCCGGCAGATAGCGGCGAGCGACAGCAGCCAGGGAAACCAGCGCCGCCAGCAACTCGTCGCTGATGTTCGTCTTTTCTTTTAACACTACAGCTAAGAGATCGAGCTGCCCGGCCATACGCTGAACAAGAGAGGCGGCTTCATGCATGCCGTTCTGCGTGCCCAAAAGCACCACCAGCTGGTGGCCTGATTTCGCGAGCTCCTTCGTTTTTTCGTAATTCAATGCGTGTTCCTCCACTTAACTTTGCGCTGCACCGCGCTGAATTTTGGTTGAGCGAATCCCTCACCTGGTGGCGATAAAGAAAAGAATTACGCTTCACTAAATGCCCCATATGCGGGGCATTTAAGGCAGCGAATTAAGCTGAGAACTGTCCAATAAATGTTTCTACCTGGCTGTCTTTGAATTTTTCAATCAGCAGGTCGCGAAACTCTGCGGCCATTTCTTCCTGTTGGGCTTCGAGCTGGACGATGCGCAGAACAAGAACCGGGCGGTCGCCACCGATAATGCTCAGACGTAACTTAAAGCGACGCTCAGCCAGACCTTCAAACGGCACGCAGGTAAACTCAAAGGCTACCGGCATGATGTCCTGCGTTCTGGCTTCTACGCTTTCCATCAGGGAGCGCTTGCCGCTGAAGTCACCATCTTCAAAGTCAGCTTTCTGAATCGACTCGATGGAGATTTTGCGAATTGCAGCAGCCGACTTCTTCGCATCAATCGGCTGGCCGTCGGCGTCAAATCCGATCAGGCATTCAGACCAGTCTTCCAGCCATTCGGCCAGCTCTTTCTGTGTATGGCGGTCCCCGTTGATGCAAAGCAGTGCGGAAAAGGGCGCGGTCTTCTTCAGCGCCAGCAGCGCGGTATTATCAGCGTGGCCGGGTTTATCCAGGGTTCCGAGGTTAAATACCGCAACAGCACGCATATCTTCGGCATTAATAAAGCAACGGGAACCCTCTGCAGCGTAACCAGTAGAGTAGCGGGCAAAGTCTTCAATGCTTGCGGTCACCATTTTGCCGCGAAATCGAAAGCGCTCCAGGCAAAGGGTTTCCAGACTGTCGATTCGTGCGCCCTGCGGAACAACGGCAGCGGGGCAGTCGACGCTTTCAAGCTTTTCTTCCATAAAACGGGAGAGGGTCAGGTCGCAAATTTTATCGATAGCGGTTGCGTCTAAAGAGTGAGACATGGTTATTCCTTAACTGGGTGAATGGTAGGGTTTATTGCTTGGTACGCAGCTTCGCATCAGGATCACCGGCCAGAGTAAAAAGCTGGCCCTGATCTTCCTGCAGAATTGAAAGCTTGCCCCCGCGGTTGACGTACATCGGCGTCTCGGTGGTGTCTTCTTCAGAGGATTTGCCGCGCGGGGTGGGGCGCATATAAGACAGCTTGTGCTTGATCATCACGCGCTTCTCTTCGACGGAATTGCTCATGCGGTCGAGCTCAAAGGTCACGGTAACTTTTCCTTTGGTGCCGTTGTTCAGCACGCCAAATGCAACTTCGCTGAGTGCCAGGGCGATTTTGTTTTCGAACACCCCTCCGTCCAGTTCGCCCAGAAACTCAGGCACTTTGGTCAAACGTTCATTACTCATCGGTTTACCCTCAGAAAGGCGGCTGCAACCGCCGGTCGTAGTTTCTCCACACAACACAGAAGAGCACCTGCGGTTAGGAGTCCCGCCCGGGTGGATTGGGTTATGAGCCCGCCGCCTGGTGATGCTCTCGTGTGTTGAGTAAAAAAGTGCGGCATCCTCACGGGTAGAGACAGATGCCGCCAAAGTAGCAACGCAGAGAGTTATTTGCCGGGCTTCCACCGGCTCCCATCTGTTTTTAAAGCCACTCAGATATCGTCTGGGCTTCGCCGTCTCTTCCTGCTGTCATCCGGGTTGAACTCGCCCGTAACGAGATTGAAGGTTATAGCCCCTTACGGCATTCACGCCCTGTCGCGTGTGTCGCGTATGCCACGCCAGCATCTAACGAGTTTTAAAGACCTTTACCGTTTGCATCATCTTGTCGCCGCTGCTATCGGTGCGGAACCGCCACTGTCCAGGACATTTAAAGGGACCGTCTCCAAGTGGTAACTCTTCCAGTCCCGCTAAACACCCTGCTAGGTGTTTAACGTGAATGGCAGTGACATCGAATCATCCCCACCTTCTTATGCCTGGGGCAGCTACTGCATGGGCGTCCTGCTTGTTCGCTGCTAATAAATTGAATGTACCTTTAGTTACCTTTCTGGTCAAGGTTGCAATGTACTTATTGTTACCTATGCGGATACAAAAAAGCCAGTTAAAGGTAACCGGCTTTTACATGGTGGGCTTAAAGATTCTGGGTTACTTGAACAACCTTTCCAACAATCCGGCAATTACCATCAATTTGGATAGGTTTAAATGCAGGGTTAAGCGGCATCAGATACGAATATGGACTATCCCAAACAAGCTTCTTAACAGTTGCTTCTGCGGAGCCGTCTAGAATTGCCACAACTATTTTTCCGTACAGATCGTCAAGCTGACCATATCTCGGTTCGACAATAACGATGGACCCTTCCGGTATTGATGGCAAGCCGTGGGGGTTAGTCATAGATTCGCCACGAACGACAAGAGCAAAAACTTCTTCAGATACAGCAGCTGTGGTTTGTGTCCATGAAATCACGTCGGTCAACCTTGAACATGCGTAAGTTTCTGTCCAGTGCCCAGCCTGAACTGCGGAAATTATAGGTACAACGGTAGGCGCCTTAATGAACGGTACAACTTTGGTGTCGTCACCTTTGTTATCTCCTTGCCCGTATAGCAACCACTCCGGTGTGGTGGAAAGACTTAACGCGAGTTGGTGGAGGTTCTCACCATCCGGTTTAGTCGTCCCATTTTCCCACTTTGTCACCGAAACGCGGCTTACACCAAGCTTTTTCGCTAGTGCGTCCTGGGTTATGTCCAGCTGTAATCGCCGGGATCTGATTCGGTCTTTCATTTCTGTTCTCATGTAACTTATGTTACACGCTTAATAGGTAACTGTTGTTTGCTATTTAATGTACCTTTTGTTACCTTTAGGGCGTCAACCATAAGGAGGAATCATGCATAAAAAAGAAGTGGTGGAGCACTTTGGCGGCATCTCCAAAACCGCTAATGCTCTCGGCATTTCGCACCCTGCTGTGTGTCGGTGGGGGGAGATCATCCCTGAGAAACAAGCCTTCGTCATCGAGCGGATCACCAAAGGAAAACTCAAGTACGACAGCAAGCTTTATCAAAAGCCTAACGAAACGGCAGTTTAATAGTAACCACAGATTCAAGGAGCTAACCGTGGGTAATGAGCACTGGCAAGTAGAGAAGCAACCAGCCTGGCTGGTGGCAGCAATAAAGAAAACCATTTCAGGCCTTCATGGTGGATATGCGGAAGCCGCTGACTGGCTGGGTGTTACCGAAGATGCACTGTTTAACCGCCTGCGTACCGGTGGCGACCAGATTTTCCCGATGGGATGGGCGATGGTTCTGCAGCAGGCCAGTGGTACTAAGCACATCGCTGATGCGGTATCTCGCCATTCGAACAGCGTTAACGTACCGCTAGTGGATATCGAGGATGTCGACAACGCCGACATCAATCAGCGACTGATGGAGTCCATCGAGTGGATTGGCAAGCATTCGACATACATCCGCAAAGCAACAGCTGATGGGGTAATTGACCAGGCAGAACGCGCACAGATTGAAGAGAACAGTTACCAGGTAATGCAGAAGTGGCAGGAGCACTTAACGCTGCTGTATCGCGTTTTCTGTTCGCCGGAAAAGAGTGACGCCCGCGAGTGTGCAGCTCCGGGCGCCGTGGCGTGTCGTATCAGTGGAGAAACTAACGCATGAACAGTTTAACGGTAAATAACCGCTTACCGCAACTACGGGCCATTCCTGTGCAGGGTACCTCGTCGTTTCGGTATGAGCGCATGGTATCAGGCCGATGGGTTCCGTGTAACCACAGTCGAGTACGCCTCATCGTGGGGGCATTCAACCGCAAAGCGAAGAACCTCGTATGCAGGAGCTCAACAGACGATACCGCGACTGGCGGGGAACTGAAGTCCATGTCACCGGTTACGACCCCGAAAAGCGACAGGTTATCTTCCGGCGCGCGGGTTACCCGCACGACTGCATGCAGCCTGTTGAGCGGTTCCGCGAGAAGTTCAAAAGGGTGGATACATGAGCGTTAAGTTATCAGCGTACGTGTGGGATGGATGCGCGAGTGCCGGAATCAAAGGCACGAAGCTGCTGATCCTGGCGCGCCTGGCTGATTTCTCCAGCGATGAAGGTATCAGCTGGCCCAGCGTCGACACCATCGCGCGCCAGATTGGCGCCGGTCGCAGCACCGTTATTACCGCAGTTGGTGAGCTTGAGCGTGACGGATGGCTGACCCGTAAAGAACGCCGTCAGGGCCAGCGCAGCGGTACCAACATCTACACGCTGAATGTGGCGCGCCTGCGCCAGGCGGCTGCCGGCGCTTATTCTCAGGGTCCAGTTTCTGAACATTCAGAATCTGGACGTTCAGAATCCGAAGGTTCAGAAGCTGGACGTCCAGAATCTGAACGTCCGGAAAACCGCAAAAACGGCGCTTCTCAGGGTCCAGAATCTGGACACGATCCGTCAGTAACTTCAAAACAAGAACCATCAGATAAAAAACCTTCTTGTCAGGTTGCCGGGCAACCCGACGCTGAGCAGCTGATCACCGATAAAGCGATTGCTGTGCTGAAGCACCTGAATCTGGTCACTGGCGCGCGTTACCAGAACTCGAAATCTTCACTGGAGAACATCCGGGCCCGGCTGCGCGAAGGGCATTCCGTGGAAGACCTGCAGCTCGTGGTCGACTACAAACACGAGCACTGGCACGACACGGAAATGTACGACTACATGCGCCCGCAGACGCTGTTCGTCCCGAGCAAGCTTGAAGGCTACCTGCTGAGCGCCACCCGCTGGAAAGAGCGCGGACGCCCGTCCCGCCAGCAGTGGAAGCAGCGCAGTGTGCAGCGTGACGACAGCGCATTTAAAGCCAGCTATGCCGGTGTTGATTACAGCCAGGTCCCGGAGGGGTTCAGATCATGAAAAACGAGAAGCTGAAACACGAAGTTTTCGAAGAGCTGGCCTGCCAGCTTGAAAGACAGAATCTGTGGCGCCGCGCCGCACATGTTTACCTGGCTGCATTCGATGCTTCGAAGAGTAACCGGGACCGCGAAAGGCTGGCGAGAAAGCGCACCCAGTGCCTGAAGATGAGCAACCGCGTTGGTTACGTGGAAGGCCGTTGCTATCTGGCCGGTAACTATGTGGGGGAACTGTGATGCACCCGTTGAATGCTTACAGCCAGGCGCTGGCAGCGCTGCGCAGCAAACCGGCTCACGAACTAAAGGAAGTCCGCGATCAGTGGCGTACGCCGGACAATATTTTTTGGGGCATCAACGCCAAGTTCGGCCCGCTCGTACTGGACCTGTTCTCTGATGGTGAGAACGCCAAATGTGAGGCTTATTACACCGCCGAAGATAACGCGCTGACGCAGGACTGGTCCGCGCGTCTGGCCGAACTCAACGGCGCCGCGTTCGGTAACCCCCCGTACAGCCGCGCGTCCCGGCACGACGGGGAGTACATCACCGGCATGCGCTACATCATGCAGCACGCCAGTGCGATGCGGGAAAAAGGCGGGCGGTACGTCTTTTTGATTAAGGCGGCTACCAGCGAGGTCTGGTGGCCGGAAGAGGCGGATCACATCGCCTTTATTCGTGGACGCATCGGTTTCGATCTTCCGTCCTGGTTCGTCCCTAAAGACGAAAAGCAGATCCCGTCCGGCGCCTTTTTTGCAGGTGCCATTGCGGTATTCGATAAGACCTGGCGCGGCCCGGCAATGAGCTACATCAGCCGTAACGAGCTGGAAGCGCGCGGCGACGCGTTTATTGCACAGATACGCCGTCAGGCTGAACGCCTGCTGATGAGTAACCGCCCGGAACCCGATGAGGATGAAACAGATCTGCATTCAGAAACTGAGCCGCAGCTGCAGGCTGCTGAAACAGAGTTGCCACTGACCGCAGCCGACATCCTGGAGCGAAGTGGCGTTGAAGTATGGGCCTGTGCATGCGCGGCGTTCGGCAGCAAAGAGACGTATGCCTTTCATGAATCCCGCTTTGCTCACAGCTGGGCAGCCGATTCTGTGGAAAGCCCGATGCTGGTGACGGTGACCGCAGATGTCATTTCGCGCGCGCAGTCGCTGATCAAAGAGCACATCAACGGTGTGAAACTGCGGGCGTTCATGGACCTCCATGATTTTGTCTTTCAGGACGATGCGGAGCGGAAAGACATGCACGAACGGCTTGCGACAGTCGCTCGCGAAGCTGAAGAGCAGCATGGCCTGGCGATGGATGAGGTTCTGCTGGTTGTCGGGGCAATTGACACCACGCACTGGCGGAACATTCGGCAGCTTAGAGCCTCCATTCGCGAAATGGCTGGCGCGCGGGAGAAAGCGGCATGAATTCTGCCTCTGCTTTAACCGCCCGCCAGCAGGAGGTGCTGAATATGCTCGCGGATTTCCAGAGACGAAACGGTTACCCGCCGACACAGAAAGAAGTGGCCCAGCTAATGGGGGCCGCTTCACCCAACGCAGCGACCGATATGCTGCGTAAGCTGGAGAAGAAGGGAGCTATATCGGTATCAAGGGGCGTCGCCCGCGGCATCACCATCAACGGCATCGCCAAAGAAGATGAGGCCGTTTCTCTGCTGCGCGCCATGGTTGAACGTGAAGCTGATGCACGTGAACGGGCAATTTCTTTCCTGCATAAAATGGAGAGCGAGCAGTGCAAATAACCTTTCTGTCCAGCCTCAGTAACACCGAAGCCGTTATGCTCCCGGGAAATAGCCCTCATATTCCCGGAGGCACAAAAGCGTGTTCAAAAAGATGTCATTTACTGAATACAGTGCGACGAAACTCTTCAACAGCAGCAGCGACAGGCGGCCAGATTGAAACTTCACTGCCATTAACATCAAAGACTTTTCCGTGGTTCTTTTCGGCGATGTTTTTCATCTGTACGAAATTAATGTCGAAGTTGTCTTCGCCAACCTCTTGTTTAAGTTGTGCTTCAGATACTTTGCGATCCGTCCCATCTGAAAGCTTAAGGAATGCTTTCAGGATTCTGGTGTTCATTTGTTCAGGACGCTTAGCCCAGAGCTTAAGACGACGTGAAACTTTGGAGACTTCCTGCAGTTCGCCCTGCGCGGCGGTGGAGCCTGTTGCAAACATTCTTTCTAACTCCTCAAGAGATACTAAAGCCTTAACAATGTTTCTGTGTGCTTCCGGTAATTCCCTGCCAGAGGAAACCTGGAATGCTGCTGCCTCGAGAAAATTTTTAGCCTCTGTAATTTTTTCGGTAATGTGCATTTTAGTTAAATTACACTCATTATTAGTCAATTTAGTAAATTTAGTCTTTTTGGGTGTTTTTTGCAAGAGGGAATTGTGCGCATGAAACTGGTTTTGCCATTCCCCCCCAGCGTTAACAGCTACTGGCGCGCCCCGACCAAGGGGCCGCTAAAAGGCCGCCACCTTGTCAGCGCCGACGGCCGCAAATATCAGAGCAATGCCTGCGCCGCGGTTGTCGAGCAGTTGCGGCGTATACCCAAGCCTGTCACCAGCCTGCTGGCTGTGGAGGTGGTGCTTTACCCGCCTGACCGTAAACGCCGCGATCTGGATAACTACCTGAAGGCACTTTTCGATGCGCTGACGCTGGCCCATGTCTGGGAGGACGACAGCCAGGTGAAAAAGATGCTGGTGGAATGGGGCCCGGTAACCAGCAAAGGGAAGGTGGAAATCACGATCAGTAACTTTGTGGCGGGTGCAGCCGCCTGACAGATGGAGAAACGTATGAACCAGACACACCCGATTTCATTTTGCCCCAGGCATCATGCGGCGCTGGCAGGTCAGGAACTTTTTATGTCCAGCCGGGAAATAGCCTCGCTTGTAGGTTCACGTCATACCGACGTGTGCACCGCCATTGAGCGGTTAATAAATAAAAGCGTCATTGATAGGTATACGGCACTGCCGTACACCCACCCGCAGAACAGGCAGGAATACCACCACTACCTGGTTAACAAGCGTGACAGCTATGTCATCGTGGCGCAGCTATGCCCGGAGTTTACCGCGCGTCTGGTTGATCGCTGGCAGGAACTGGAAAGCGGGCAGCAGATGAGCGTGCCGCAGTCGCTACCGGAGGCACTGCGCCTTGCTGCGGATCTGGCCGAGCAAAAGGAAAGACTTACACAGGAACTCGCCGCCGCGGCGCCAAAGGTGGAGTTTGTGGATCGCTACTGCTCCGCCAGCGGTTCGCTCTCATTCCGTCAGGTGGCAAAGCTGTTAAAAGCCAAAGAGACAGATTTCCGCCTGTTCCTGATCGACAACGAGATTATGTACCGCCTCGGCGGGGTGCTGACGCCGCGCCACCAGCATATTGATGCCGGACGGTTCGAGGTGAAAACGGGCACCTCTACGACATCCAACCACGCGTTCAGCCAGGCGCGTTTCACAGCGAAGGGTGTTAAGTGGATTGGTGGGCTGTGGGCTGAGCATGTAGCGAAGGGGAACGCAGCGTGAGAGCTCTGTTAACACCGGAAATAGCGCGCGGAATGGGTATCGTGCTGCTGCGCCCCGGCCCTGAACTGATGCCCATATTTGCAAACGGGCGCGTGCTGGTGGAGGTTCAGCCAGAAAGCATGGCTCGGTTCCCGAGCGGCGCGGTGCCGCCGGCGCACCAGCCCCTGGCCGATGACGAAGGACTGCAGGTCTTCTTTACTGATGAGCGGGTGATCCGGGCTGCTGGTGGCATTAATGGGCTGGAGCACTGGCTGATGAAGCAGCATGGCGGCTGCCAGTGGCCGCATAGTGAGTACCATCACCATGAGCTGACCACGATGCGGCATGAGCCCGGCGCGCTGCGTCTGTGCTGGCACTGTGATAATCAGCTGGCCGAACATTTTACTGAGCGCCTGTCAGCAATTGCCCGTTCCAATGTGATAGCCTGGATTATCAGCGTCGCGCGCGGTGCCCTTGCCTTTGACGATACCCACGAGCTGACTCTGCCGGAATTGTGCTGGTGGGCTGTCAGGATGGATATCACTGATGCGCTGCCGGACAGTGTGGCGCGCCGCGCGCTGCGCCTTCCGCCTTTGCCAGTGCAGGGCGTGTCGCGTGAAAGCGATATGGTTCCGGGACCGTCGGCAGTTGAAATAGTACAGACGAAAGCACAGCGTGCTGGTGCCGTGAAGACCCTAGTGAACTGCGACGAGCTGCAGGAACAACAGCCGCGGGTGGTTGCGCTGACAATCGACCCTGAGTCGCCTGAAAGTTACATGCTCCGGCCAAAGCGCCGCCGCTGGGAAAACGAGAAATACACCCGCTGGGTTAAGCAGCAGCCTTGCGCATGCTGCAACCAGCGTGCAGACGACCCCCACCACCTGATCGGCCACGGGCAGGGCGGGATGGGTACCAAAGCCCATGACCTTTTCGTGTTGCCTTTGTGCAGAAGGCATCACGACGAGCTCCATCGGGACACCGTGGCATTCGAAGAAAAATATGGCTCACAGCTCGAGCTGATTTTTCGTTTTTTAGACCGCGCGCTCGCGATCGGCGTGCTGTCATAAGTGGAGTGGAGACCACACATGAACCTCGAAGCCTTACCTAAGTTCTATTCCCCGAAATCACCGAAACTCAATGATGAGACACCAGCCACCGGCAGCGCCGCGCTGACCATCTCGGATGTAATGGCCGCACAGGGCCTCGTCCAGTCTAAGGCGGCGCTGGGGTTCAACCTCTTCCTCGCCAAAATGGGCATTCAGGATCCGCAGCCCGCTATTGATGGCCTGGTTAAATATGCGCTCGCGCTAAATAACGGCGTAATGAAAAAACTCGGTGAGCGCGCGCGCGCAGAAATGGCCCTTTGTCTGGCTCAGTTCGCCTACAGCGACTATGCCCGCTCGGCAGCCAGCAGCTGCGAATGCCATCACTGCGAAGGAAAAGGGGTTAAGCGCGTGCGTCGGGAGGTGGTGAAGCATCCTGGCGTGAAAGGCGTGGATGCGACAATTCGTGTAGAGGAAGTGGAAGAACTCTGTAAGCACTGCGGTGGGAAGGGGGTTATCAGTACGGCCTGCCGGGACTGTTCGGGACGGGGAACGGCGCTTGATCGTAAGCGTACCGAGTTACACGGCGTGCCGGTGCAAAAGCTGTGTGAGCGATGTGGTGGTAAAGGGTTTGCACGTCTTCCTACCACTCTGGCGCGCCGTCAGGTGCAGGTTCTGGTGCCTGATATGACCGATTACCAGTGGTACAGCGGGTTTGCTGACGTCATTAACCTGCTGGTGACGAAATGCTGGCAGGAGGAAGCATTCGCGGAAAAAATGTTGCGAGAAGTCACACGTTAGAAGCCTGATTAAACATTTTAGCTACACGATGCTTGCTAAATTCAAAAAAATTGGGTAGGATTTTTCTAACGATGGGCATTGTGTATCCACCGTTCAGAACCCGCCATTGAGCGGGTTTTTTTATATGACCTGTCTGCTCCTTTAACTGGTAATAAATTTCCAAAGTATCATGGCAAACCTGTACGCAGGTACCTACGCTGTAAAGGTACCCGTGATATAAGGATTCCTATGCTGTGGATTGAACAAGGGCTGTATATCAGGATTCAGGAACTCGATAACGGACCCACACCAATGCCGTTAAAGAGCGGGTTTAATATGGAAACGGCTTATCGGGTGCTGGGTTGTTTTAACCCATCTGAAACGTCAGATGCATATTACATACTGGCTAATGATCGGGATGAAACGTGGTTTATATGTAACCGACATGTTCGCGTTGTATGTGTGGATAATAAACGGAAAGAATTCCGTTACCCGATCTCTGTCCTGAACCTTCACTGAACAAATAAAGCAAAAATCAAACTGGCTGCCTGCGGGCGGCCTTTTTCATTTCCCCTCGCTCAGAGAGGATGCACAGCAATAGAGGGTGATACATGTCCGATCCGGTTTCGGGAACTGTCGCGGCAGGGGCTGCGCTTACTGGTGCAAGCATCTATGGACTGCTGACCGGCACAGATTATGGCGTAATTTTTGGCGCGTTTGCCGGTGCGGTCTTTTATGTTGCCACCGCGGCAGACCTGACCCTGATCCGGCGCGCCGCCTATTTTGTTGTTTCGTATATCGCTGGCGTTTACGGTGCCGGGCTGGTGGGCTCCAAGCTTGCCAGTCTGACCCACTACAGCGACAAGCCGCTTGATGCACTTGGGGCCGTTATCCTCTCTGCGCTGACGATTAAAATTTTGACGTTCGCCAGCCAGCAAGACCCCGCGCAGTGGTTCCAGCGGTGGAGAGGGGAGCCAATGGTAATAAGTGATCCGCTGGTACTGACCAACGTGGCGACGTGCTCGGCCATTGTGCTGAGGCTGATGCTGTTCCGTAAACCCGGAGCCCGGCATCGCTGGTGGGCATCATGGCTGGCATACCTGATTATCCTGGCGTATGCATCCGTACCGTTCCGCTACTTCTTCGACTTTTACGTCCACACACACTGGGCGTCGGTCATCATCAACTTAATCATCTGCGCCGCCGTGTTCCGTGCCCGGGGCAACGTGGCGCGCCTGTTTCAGGTACTGAGGCCCGAATGAACCAACAACAATTTCAGCAGGCGGCTGGTTTAAGCGCCAGCTTGGCTGCGCGCTGGTTCCCGCACATTGATGCGGCGATGCGTGATTACGGCATCACTGCGCCGGTCGACCAGGCAATGTTCATCGCGCAGGTCGGCCATGAAAGCACCGGCTTTACCAGGCTGGAAGAGAGCTTCAACTACAGCATCGCCGGGCTGAACGGTTTTGTCCGGGCTGGCCGGTTAACTCAGGATCAGGCCAACATGCTGGGCCGCCGCACGTATGAAAAGGTGTTGCCCCTTGAGCGTCAGCGCGCGGTCGCCAATCTGGTTTACAGCAAACGTCTCGGTAATAACGCCTCGGGTGATGGCTGGAAATATCGCGGACGCGGGCTCATCCAGATCACCGGGCTCGAGAATTATCACGACTGCGGCGCCGCGCTGAAACTCGACCTTGTGAGCTCGCCGGAACTGCTTTCCGAATACGCCAGCGCAGCGCAATCTGCAGCATGGTTCTATACCAGCAAAGGCTGCCTGAAATATCCGGGCGATTTGCTGCGCGTCACGCAGATTATTAACGGCGGGCAGAACGGGCTGGAAGACAGACGGGCCCGCTATGCGGCAGCACGCCGGGTGCTCTGATGGCTGCGCTATGGGGCTTTGTCCGGGCATGGTGGAAGCCATTACTCTTCCTGGCCGCTGTTGTATTCGCGCTTTATTACCGGGCCTCGCTCACAAAAGCGGAGGCATCTTTAACCGAAGTTAATCGTGAATTAAATCTGATTAAAGATGATATGGCCGACATGCAGCGTCGCCAGCACGATGTTGCAGCGCTCGATGCGAAATACACGAAGGACTTAGCGGATGCTCAGAAAAACATTGCTCAGCTTGAGCGCGATGTTGCTGCTGGCCGTAAGCGGTTGCAGCTCAACGCAACCTGCACCAAGAACGAGGCCCCCGGCTCCGCCAGCGTGGATGATGGTACCGGCCCCCGACTTACTGACGCCGCTCAACGGGATTATTTCACCCTCCGCAAGCGAATCAAAACAGTGACCAGCCAGCTTAATGGCCTACAGGAGTACGTTCGGGAGCAGTGCTTGAGGTAAAAAAAAGCCCCATGGCTGGGGCGACGACAGGATAGATATTTTCTCTTTTTATAATTACTAACGCAGCGTTGACTTGTTTTCCCTGATGCTTCTTCTTGTAAGACATTCCTGTCTGTATGGTCTTCATCCCTGTGACTCACAGACCTTGTTTGTAGGAGCCACTCCACCAACAAGATAAAAATAATCCTGGACGAAACATTCAGTTTAACAAGCGGCATGCATATTTTATAGGAATGTTCCAGGAATAATTGTACGGCGATTTATGTGCTGTACAGATTAGCATTCCGATATACTGCAGCGCTCTCAAAACATAGTGAACCACTAAACCCCATAAGGCGCTTTCCAGCAGAGCGCCTGATGATGTTCTCTCCGCTGCACAACAACACGGTTAGCCACGCTGTGAAGCGCCGCGACTCCGGCCTATCAACGCCAAGGATCAAGAGATGATTGCTACTATCGGGACCATTCTTGTTTGGTCTCTAATCGTTATTGCGGGAGCTGCTGGGCTGCTATTCGCATTCATTGGCTTTATGTTCTTTATCAGCTGGCCGAAGTGACGCTAACTGTTAAGGCATTACAGCAGGCATTCACTGAGTGCCTGTGATAATGTCGAATTGTGGTGAATGCGCAGGCTGATGCGATATGACCTGTACTGGCGCGGGGACGACCCGCAAGGGTCACTAGGCGTGATAATGATCAGGCGAAGCACTAACCAAGCCGGAGATCAGCACCGGCCACCACATCACCTTTAAGCCACCAGCGGATGCCATTGGCTTTTTTATTGGAGTGAATATGGCTTCCAGTTCACCCTGGCATTACCTCTATAACACGAAGCGCTGGTACCGCCTTCGCTATCACCAGCTGCAAAAGCAGCCGCTCTGCGAGTTTCATCTCAAACGAAACAAGGTGGTGTCAGCCTCCATCGTTGACCACATCACCCCGCACAAGGGCGATGAAACACTATTCCATGACCCGGAAAATTTACAAAGTTTATGCAAACGCTGCCACGACTCGGTTAAGCAGCGCCTTGAGAAGGGCGGAACGGTAACAGAGTTCGACAGTAATGGCCGGGTTATCTGGTAACAGGAGCACGCAATGAAAGACCTGAAGATTGAATATCAGGACGGCAAGCTGGTGGAGCTGAGCATTGATGGTGTGAGCTTCAACACGGTCACCGCGATCACCTTCAGCCATGAGGTTGGCGAGACGCTGCCGACGGTCAGCCTGACTTTCCCGCTCGGCATTGGTGAACGACTGGCGCCAGCTCGCCCTTACCCCGAAAACCTGCGGATCATCGAGAAATGAGATTGATTCTCATTTGCTAGGCGTGAGGGCAGGGGGGGAGGGGCAAAAGTCTGGCGGCAAATTTTTAAAGACCGCGCCCTCAGTCTTTTTTTTAAAAACGTCCAGAAAAAAAGGAAAAATGCGATGGCTCAGCGAGGCAGGAAATCTCTTGCCGCGACGTCGGCTGTCTCGCTTCCGGCTCTGGCTGAAAGCAGGTTACAGCCGTCGTTACACCTCAGCGACCCGGAGATAAACGTCTGGATCCGGTTGGTCAATGACAACCCGGCAAGCTCATTCACCGAAACGCACCGTGACATGATGGAAATGTACTGCCGTCATGTGGTGCAGGCCCGGCTGATCACCACCCAGATTGAAGAATTCGAGCTGGAGTGGTTGTCCCGCGAAGACGGGCTGAAGCGCTACGACAAGCTGCTCACGATGCGCGAACGTGAAGTTCGCTCGGCGTCCTCTCTGGCGACCCGTCTTCGAATCACCCGCCAGGCGACTGCCGATCCCAAGACAGTTGGTCGTGCCAACAACAATATGGCGCGGGAGAAAAAGCCCTGGGAAATTGATTAAGGCTCTTTGATGGCTAAAAAAACTATGACAAGAGCCGAGAGGAATATCCTCTGGTGCGAAAGAAACATCGTTATTCCTGAAGGCAAGTTCGTCGGCCAGCCACTGAAAATGGCTGAGTTTATGAAGGATGATTTCAGGGCCATTTTCGACAATAAGCATGGCACGCGCCGGGCGATCATCAGCCGCGGGCGCAAGAACGCCAAAACCGTTGAAACCGCCATGCTGATGCTGCTTTACCTGGTGGGTCCGGAGGCGGCGCCAAACTCGCAGCTGTATTCTGCCGCGCGCTCGCGTGACCAGGCGGCCATTCTGTTTAACCTTGCCTCCAAGATGTGCCGGATGAACCCGGTGCTTATGCAGTATGTGGCGATCAAGGATTCGGCGAAGGAAATTCACTGTCCTGAACTGGGCTCTTATTACCGCGCGCTGAGCGCCGAGGCCACTACCGCCTACGGTTTTTCGCCGCGCTTTGTCGCCCACGATGAGCTGGGGCAGGTACGCGGGCCGCGCGACCCGCTTTATGAAGCACTGGAAACCGCGACCGCCGCTCAGGATAACCCCATCTCCATCATTATCAGCACCCAGGCACCCGATGCGAGCGACCTGCTCAGCCTGCTGATTGATGATGGCCTGACCGGTGCTGACCCGCGAACGGTGGTCAGACTCCAGACTGCACCGGAAGACATCGATCCTTTCTCGGTTGAAGCCATAAGGCTGGCGAACCCGGCATTCGATGTGTTCATGAACCAGAAAGAAGTGCTGGACATGGCCGCCAGCGCGAAGCGCCTGCCGTCGCGCCAGGCAGAGTTTGAGAACCTGGTGCTTAACCGTCGCGTCGAGGCGAAAAGCCCGTTCGTCAGCCAGACCGTCTGGCACATGAACAAAGAAGAGCCTGACGATCTCACGGGTAAAACCGTGTGGGGCGGGCTGGACCTTTCCAGCGTGTCGGACCTGACCGCGCTGGTGCTCAATACAACACAGGGCGATGTGCACTGTAAGTTCTGGCTGCCAGAAGAGGGTCTTGTTGATAAAGCCCGAAATGACCGCGTGCCGTATGACATCTGGGCCAGGCAGGGCTTTCTTAACACCACGCCGGGTAAGGCTATTGAATATGCCTTTATTGCCCGCGAGCTGCGGCGCGTTTTCGACATCTGCAACGTCAGGGCGCTGGCGTTCGACCGCTACAACATGCGCTTCCTTCGCCCGCATCTCATCGACGCCGGTTTCACTGAGGCGGAACTCGAGCGGTTCGTGGAATTCGGCCAGGGTTTTGTCTCCATGTCGCCAGCGCTCAGGGAGCTGGAAGCTAAACTGCTCGGCGCGCAACTGAAGCACGGTAACCATCCCATCCTCGAAATGTGCGCCAAAAACGCCACGGTCATTACTGACCCCGCCGGAAACCGCAAGTTTGTGAAAGGCAAATCCAGCGGGCGCATTGATGGCATGGTTGCGCTGGCGATGTCTATCGGCGCGCAGACCAGCGATGAGGTAGAGGACCAGGGCGACGTCAACGATTTCATCTACAACTTTTTGAGCATCTAGCATGGCAGATACCGACTACAGCATTGACCTGCGGACACGATCGCCATTCTGGGCGCGCATGGCTGCAATTTTTACAGGCGGGCGCCTGGTGACGCCCGATAATGGCTCGCAGATGGCGGGCACTTCAGCGAGCGGCACCGTCGGGGATTCCATTGTAACGGACGAGCGCACGCTACAGATCAGTACCGTCTGGGCCTGTATCCGGCTGATTTCCACCGTAACCGCCAGCCTCCCGCTGGATATCTACGAAACGAAGGACGGGCAGCGCAGCAAGGCGGACCCGAAACACCCACTGGCGCAACTGCTGCGCTTCCGGCCCAATAACTTTATGACCGCGCTGGAGTTCCGCGAGGCCATGACCATGCAGCTCTGCGCGTACGGCAACGCCTATGCGCTGATTGAGCGCAACCGGGCGGGCGATGTAATCAGCCTGATCCCGCTGATGAGCGCCAATATGGAAGTGCGTCTGGAGGACAGAAAACGCATTGTCTACCGCTACCGGCGCGACACTGAGTACGCCGAGTTCAGCCAGAAAGAGATTTTCCACCTCAAGGGCTTTGGCTTTAACGGTCTGACCGGACTTTCGCCGCTGGCGTTCAGTGCGAAAGCGGCGGGTGTTGCTATTGCCATGGAAGACCAGCAGCGGGATTTTTTCGCCAATGGTGCCAAGTCTCCGCAAATCCTGATGACAGATGGCAAGGTGCTCACTAAAGAGCAGCGCGGTCAGCTTGAGGAGAACTTCCGGGAAATTGCCGGCGGCCCGGTGAAGAAACGTCTCTGGATCCTCGAAAGTGGCTTTACCACCCAGGCTATCGGTATCAGCCCGCAGGATGCGCAGATGCTTGAAGCTCGAAAATTTGAGGTGGCGGAGCTGGCGCGCTTTTACGGCGTGCCGCCGCATCTGGTCGGGGATGTTGAGAAAACTACATCCTGGGGCAGCGGCATCGAGCAGCAGAACCTGGGCTTCCTGCAATACACCCTTAAACCCTACCTCGACCGCTGGGAGTACAGCATTGAGCGCTGGATTGTTAAGGAGTCTGAGCAGGGCTTTATTCACGCCGAGCACAACCTCGACGGCCTGCTGCGCGGCGACTCGGCAAGCCGTGCTTCGTTTATGCAGATCATGGTGAATAGCGGTATCCGCACGGTTAACGAAGTACGAAGGCTGGACAACCTCCCGCCATTGCCTGGCGGCGATGTGGCGACGCGCCAGTCGCAGAACATACCCATTACCGACCTCGGAACAAACAACGGGCCCCGCAATGACGGGGCCTGACTTTTATGGGGGCCAAGATGCCTGACATTCATAAAACGCTGGCGTTCGACCAGACCGAAATCAAGTTCACCGGCGACGGCAGCAAAGGGACCTTTGAGGGGTATGCCTCGGTGTTCAATAACACCGACTCCGACGGCGACATTATTTTACCTGGCGCTTTCGCTGGCGTGGTCGCGAACCAGAGCCGCAAGGTGGCGATGTTCTTTAACCACCAGACGCGCGCCATCCCGGTCGGCAGGTGGGATGCCATGCACGAAGACGAGAAGGGGCTGTTTGTCCGCGGGCAGCTCACTCCCGGGCTAAGTCTGGCCGAAGACCTGAAGGCTGCCATGCAGCATGGCACTGTCGAAGGGATGTCGGTTGGGTTTTCTGTCGGCCCTGACGATTACACCGTCGGCACTACCGGCCTGATCTTCAAAAACATCTCCTACCTGCGGGAAATCAGTGTCTGCACGTTCCCTGCCAATGAGCTGGCGGGCGTGACCGCCATGAAAAGTATCGACAGCATCAAAACCATTCGTGACGCGGAGGCCTGGCTGAGGGATTCAGTCGGTCTTACGCGCGCTGAAGCGCAGGCATTTATCGCCCGCGTGAAGTCCGCAGGTCGAAGCGAGTTCGACGGCGGCGACATTGACGCGCTGATGCAGCGCATTACTTCCTTTGCCGCTACCCTGCGGACCAATTAACGGAGCTATCCATGAGTGAATTAGCAACCCTTCAGAAAGCGATTGAAAATTCCCAGACTGAAGTAAAAAACCTGATCGAAGAGCAGCGCAAGGCCATTCAGGAGAACGGGCAGATTAACAAGCAGCTTCAGGAAGACCTGACTAAAGCCCAGGACGAACTGAAGTTATCCGGCCAGCGTCTTTTCGACCTCGAGCAAAAGCTTGCCGGCAACGCGCCGGATCAGACTGCCAGGAAATCTTTCTCTGAGCGTGTCTCTGAAGAGCTCATCAAAAACTGGAACGGTGATCGCGCTAAAACGAAAGTGACCAGCTTTGATAAAGCACTCGGCTCAGGTGCGGCCTCTGCCGGCGCACTGGTGCAGCCGCAGCAGGTACCGGGCATCCTCACGCCGGGCCTGCGCCGCCTGACCGTTCGCGACCTGCTGGCGCAGGGGCGCATCACCAGTAACGCTCTGGAATACGTCCGTGAAAACATCTTCACCAACGCCGCGGCGCCGGTGGCAGAAGGTGCTCTGAAGCCGGAAAGTAACCTCACTTTCACCAAAGAAATGGCGAACGTGAAAACCATCGCGCACTGGATGCAGGCATCCCGCCAGATTATGGATGATGCCCCGGCGCTCCAGTCCTACATCAACTCCCGCATGATGTACGGCCTGGCGCTGGTGGAAGAAAACCAGATGCTCAACGGTGACGGTACCGGCGATAACCTGCTGGGCCTTAACACGGTGGGCACTGACTACGAAACCGAGCTGAACGCGGATGGCGACAATGGCGCGGATATTCTCGCCCATGCCATCTACCAGGTATCGCTGAGTGAGTTCGAAGCGGACGGCATTATTCTGAACCCGCGCGACTGGCACCGCATCGCGCTGCTGAAGGATGCTAACGGCAACTACATTCTCGGCGGCCCGCAGGCGTTTGCCTCGAAAGTTCTGTGGGGGCTGCCGGTGGTTTCCACCACCGCGCAGGCGGCGGGCACGTTCACCGTCGGCTCGTTCGGTCTGGCGTCTCAGGTCTGGGACCGTATGGATGCCACCATCGAGATCAGCAACCAGGACCGCGATAACTTCGTGAAGAACATGCTGACCATTCTGTGCGAAGAGCGCCTGGCGCTGGCGCACTACCGCCCGGCGGCAATTGTCACCGGCAGCATGACCGTTTCCTCTGGCGCATAACAGAAGGGTGCGGTCAGCAATGGCCGCGTTTACCGTATGAAAATTAAAGCACTCCGTATGTTCTCGCATTACCACCTCGGCACCGTTTCACAGGGGGAAACCCGCACCGTGAAAAAGGAAATTGGCGAGGTGCTGGTGAAAATGCATCTGGCCGTGGAGGTTGAACCCGAAAAGATGAAGCGCTCCACTTCTGAACAGCCTGAACAGCCTGAACAGCCTGAACAGCCTGAACAGCCTGAACAGCCTGAACAGCCTGAACAGCCTGAACAGCCTGAACAGCCTGAAAAAGCAAAAGCCGGGGGTAAAGGTGGAAATAAGCGCGGAGCAGATGGCGCAGATAAAGACGCATCTGAGAGTGGACAGTAACGCTGAGGATGCGCTTATCGCTGCCTATGCATCAGCGGCCGTCGATTACGTTGAGCAGTTCTGCGACGGCGCGCTGGTGGAAACGTTGACGCCGCCAGCGGAAGATAAAGAGCCTCCTCGTGAGGTTCTTTTTACTTCCGGCATTTGGGCGGCAATGCTGTTGCTGATTGGTCACTGGTATGCAAATCGTGAGGCCGCAGTGCAGAACCTTACGGAAACGCCGTTGGGCGTTGAAGCTTTGCTGCTACGGCACAGGAAATGGCACTGATGGCCTGCTCCGGATGCGCCGCCCGGCGAGAGTGGCTGAAAAACTGGATGAAAATCGCCTATGAACGAGCAACAGGTAAACCAACTGCTGACTGCAATGGCAGCCCAGACAGCAGCGATGAACCGACTGGCGGAGTCAAACGAGGCTCTGACGGCGGTGATCTACCAGTCAATGGTAGTGGAAGAGAGTGAAGCTGAACTTCCACACCACACTTACCTTAGCAGCAAGCCCAGGGGGTGAGTATGCAGGCCGGAAAGCTCAACAAGCGCATCACGCTACAGAAGCCGGTTAAGACGCAGAGCCCGGGCACCGGTGCGGTCGTGAATGTCTGGGCTGATGTGACCGAACTTTGGGCTAACGTTACAGACCTCTCCGCGCGCGATTTTGTGGCTGCGAAAGCAGGCCAGAACGAGGTAACGACGCGGATCACCATCCGCTGGCGTGATGACGTCACAGATAAGCACCGCATTCTTTACCGTGGGCGCATTTATGACATTCAGGGCGTGCTGGAGGACGATAAAAGTGGGCGAGAATATCTGACGCTGCCATGCTCCCGGGGGGTTAACGATGGCTGATGGCATTGATTTCAGCATAATCGGGATCGATTCGCTGCTGGGTAAGCTGGACAGCATCAGTGATGACCTGCGGCGGCGCGGCGGGCGGGCGGCGCTCCGGCGCGCCGGCAATGTGATTGTCGATAAGGCAAAAGAGAACGCCAGCCGCATTGACGACCCTGAAACCGGGCGTAGCATCGCCGCGAACGTGGCGATGCGCTGGAACGGCAGGCTTTTCAAAACAAACGGCAATCTGGGCTTTCGCATTGGGGTGCTGCACGGCGCCGTGCTGAAAAATCATCCTGACCTCAGCGAGAACGCGCCGACCCCACACTGGCGCCTGATTGAGTTCGGTACCGAGAAAATGCGCGCTCAGCCTTTCATGCGCCCGGCGGCGGAAAGCAGCGTTGGCGAGGTGGTTAACGTGTTCGCCACCGAATACGAAAAGTCCATAGACCGGGCCATTAAGCGCGCGCATAAAAAAGGAGTGTCACCATGATCGCGCCTATCTTTTCCGTCTGCGCTGCCAGCCCGACGGTAACGGCGTTACTGGGAACCGACCCGGTGCGCCTCTACCCCTTCGGCCGCCAGGATGATGCTGTTGTTTACCCCTACGTGGTCTGGCAGAACGTCAGCGGCTCGCCGGAGAATTACCTCAAGCAAAGGCCCGATGTCGACTCGTTCACCCTGCAGGTGGATGCCTACGCCGACACGGTGGATGAGGTGATCGCCGTGGCCGCCGCGCTGCGGGACGCCATTGAGCCACATGCTTACATAACGCGCCTGGGAGGACAGGAAAAAGACCCTGAAACCAGGCGCTACCGCTACTCCTTTGATGTTGACTGGATAGTCAGGCGATAACCCACAAGCACCGGCCCTGAGCCGGTTTTTTATATCCGGAGATTCCCATGTCTGTATTGACACAAGGCACTCAGCTCTTCGTGCTGGCTAAAGGCGCGGTGAGCGAAATTGAATGCATCACCAGTTTTACCCCGGGGAGTAACCCTGCCGACCAGATCGAAGATACCTGTCTTTCTGAAAAGTTTGACCGCACCTACAAACGCGGCTTACGCACGCCCGGCCAGGCAACGGCGACACTGAACGCTGACCCCAAAAACGCCAGTCACATTATGCTTTATAACCTGTCAATTTCTGACGATGAAGAAGATCAGGCGCTGACTTTCGCCATTGGTTGGTCTGACGGTGACTCAGTACCCACAGCGGCCGCCTCTGGTGCAACGGGAGCGGTAGACGGTCTGGCACTGCCGGATGACCGTACCTGGTTCGTATTTAAAGGGTACGTAGCCGATTTCCCTTTCGACTTCGCAGCTAACACCGTCGTTTCCACTTCAGCTTCCATCCAGCGTTCCGGCTCTGCCGTCTGGATCCCAAAAGCGCAGGCAGGCAGTTAATGGGCAGGACTATGGCCCTACACCGATTCACTTTGATCAGGAGCAGCAATGAAACTCACCCTTGATTCACTGAAACAGGCTGGCGCGTTTACCGGTCGCCCGGTTGAAAAAGAAATCACCTGGAAACAGGGCAGCCAGGAGCTTACTGCAACCGTTTATATTCGTCCGCTGGGCTATTACACAGCAATGACTGATGTGATGGCGGCACACGGGCGCATTGATGGTGTTGCCGGCCGCATTGCCGCTTCCATCTGTGACGAAGAAGGCAAGCCGGTATTTACGCCCGCCGATATTACTGGTGAAGCAGATCCAGAGCGCGGCGCGCTGGACGGGCAGCTCACTATCGCGCTGTTGCTGGCAATCCAGGAGGTTAACGACCTGGGAAAGACGAGCTTACCGGAGAAGACGAAATCTGGTGTGAGCTCGTCCTCAACGGCATCGGTGGCAGGACCATCGCCGAAGCGCAAGAAGCGCTCAGCTTCCGCGAGTTCCAGCTCTGGGTCAAATACCGCAACCAGTACGGAAGCCTGAACCCGATGATGCGCACAGAGTGGGGCGCCGCACTGGTTGCATCGATGCTGGCAAACGTAAATCGTGGCAAAGATGACCCAACTTTCAAGCTAAGTGATTTTGCTCCGCATATTCATGAACAACCCATTTCCCTTGAGCAGGCTATGAATGCCTGGAATTGATAAGCAAGGTTGATGTTTTGCCATTGTTCAATTCCCTGTTATTCTTTCAAAATCTGAAGGAGGAGGGGAAATGGCACTTATTAAATGCAAAGAATGTGGCGGGGAAGTATCAAGCAAGGCTGATGTCTGTCCAAAGTGCGGTGCTCCTTTCAAATTAAGGGTGAAAGGTCCTTCAGGATGCATGATGATATTGTTAGTTATAATAGGAGTTTTATTTACTGTATTTTTTATAGCAAAAATGAGCTGAATTAATTGTTGTGTTGATTTTAGTTC